CGGCGCTCGCGCGCGTGGCCGCCGCCCCGCTGCCCGCCGCACCCGGTTGCGCCGCCGCCTGCATGGCCGCGCCGCGTGCTACGGTGGGAACCGGGGTCGCGGCGATGGCCGGGGTGGCAACGCCCACGGCCATCGCGGCCCCGATGTCTTTCGACAAGCGATCGAGGCGGCGGATTGGCAGCTGCGATTCGGAGGCAATGCCGCGATCGAGGCCCTCCATCATGTATCCGCCGAAGCCCATGAAGACGCGGGACGGGGACCGGATGCCGAGCTTTTGCTTGAACCATTTCGCGGCGGACGAGGCTGCGTTGACAATGGTCGATTTCAGCGCGCCCAGCATGTTCATGACGCCGCGGATCAGCCCCTGAATGAGGTTGCGGCCTGCCTCCATCATCTGCCCGGGCAATGGACCGCGCAGGAAGGCAAGCACGGCGGAGAAGGCGCGGATGAACATGCCGACCGGGGTGAAGTTCATGATGAACCCGCCGATTGCGGTGAGGCCGGTGCTCACCGTGGTCTTGATGCCTGCCCACAGGTTCGAGAAGAAACCAGTGATTGCGCCCCATTTGGAGTAGATCAGATACGCGCCGCCCGCGATCAGCGCGATGGCCGCGACCACCGCCAGCACGACCCCGATCAGGGGGAGCATACCGATATTCAGGAACGCGGCGGCGGCACCCAGCGCATAGAACGGCGCGACCAGGCCAGCGACAACGATGGCGCCGCCGCCCAGCAAGATGAACAGCCCGGACAGAACGGCGGTCGTGAACATGAGTGCTTTCGCCAGAGACGGGTGAGCCTTTGACCAATTGCGGAACCGCGCGGTTAATCCCTGAACCCACTGCGCGCCCTGCTTGATCGTCGGAAGCAACGCTTGCCCCAGCGCCAGGTTGACCGCCTGCAGTCCGTTTGCGGCGAGATCCGTCGCACCCTTGGTGGTGTTGATGCGGGACAAGAACTCGTTGGTCATCGACCCGGCGAACTGGCTCTTATCGCCGACCAGGCCAAGCCGCTGCTGAAGCCCATCGAGGTTGGTCAGCAAGGGCGCGATTGCAGCGATCGATTCGGATCCGAATAGCTGGTCGAGCATGCTCGCCTGCTTGTCAGGACTGAGGTTCTTCAGCCGCTGGAAGATATCCAGAATCGTGCCGTTCGCATCGATCTGCATCCGCTTCGCGACATCGGTCGCGGACAGGCCCAGCGTCTTGTAGGCCGCCACTTGGCTCTTCGTTGCCGCCTCGCCCTTCGTGAGCGCCAGCATCGTGTTCTTGATGCCGGTCGCGGCGATTTCGCTCGGAACGCCGATCGAATCGAGCGTCGAACCCAAGGCGGCGATGGCAGGTGCGGCCAGACCCGCGACCTTCCCGAGCGGACCGACACGGGTGACGATGTCGGAGACCGACGATGCCTTTCCGCCGAACTTGTTGGTCAGGGCATTGATCCGGTCGCCGAGCAGTTCGACTTCGGCCTGCGGCAGCTGGAAAGCCTGCCGCCACTTGGCCATCGTGCCGCCCGCGTCGGCGGCGGTCATGTCGAAAGCGATCCCCATGCGCGCCGCAGAGTCGGTGAAGGCGACAAGATCATCGGCCTGGCTCGCGAGGGGGCGACCAAATTTGTCCATGCCCACGCCCGCCGCGCCCGCCGCAGCGGCGATTTGCGACAGGTCGATCGCGGTCATCGGGATCTTGGTGCTGAGCGTCACCAGCTTTTCGCGCATTGCTGCGAGCTTGTCGCCTGCCATGCCGGTCACCTTGGCGACGCCGGCCATCCCTTCCTCAAGATCCATCGCGCCCTGACTGCTCGCGAGAACGGGAGCCGCGAGTGCCTGACCGGTTTGGATCGAAGAATATCCGCCGGCGGCGAGGCCGGTTGCGACATTCATCCCTTTGCCGAATTTGTCCTTCGCCGCGTCGAAGCGCTGGGCGCGATCGGCGGTAGCGCGCAGGCGACGTTCCTGCTCCGCCAACTCCTCGTTGGTGCGTGCGATGTCACCGCGCAGGCGGCGTTCATGGCCGGAGAGGCTACCGGTCGCGACGCCAGCCGCGCTGAGCCGGTCCCGCAGCTGCTGAAGCCGGGTCGATTGCTCGGCATGTTCGTTCTTGAGGGCCGCCGCGTCCCGCTTTGCGCGGGCAAATTCGGCGGCGAGCTTCTTGGTCGGCGCGTCGGCGGCCGACATCTGGCGCGCCAGCGCCGCGACCTTCGCCTGCGCCTCACCCATCTGTGCCTCGGTCGCGCGCAGCCCGGCCTTCAATTCGCGGAAGCCGTTGATATCGGCCTGCGCGCGGTCGAGCTCGCGGAGGCGGTCGCGCGTTGCCTTCAGCTCGCGCGCGGCCTTAACCGAGCCGCCGGCGATATCCCGCAGCGGGCGGGTCACGCGGTCACCCGCCTCGAGCAGCATGCGGATGCGGAGATTGCGGTCCATTTGGGGCCTCAGCTCTTGTCAGTGCGGGTGCGGCGTTCAGCCTGGGCGCGCCAGCCCATGAGTTCGACGAGGTCCATCCCGTCCATGGCGGACGGCGGCCAGTGAAACACGACCGCCAGATCCGCCATGACGTCCTCTACGCGGTTGGGGAGGCTGCCGGCTTGACGGCCGTCGGCAGCAAAAAATCCATCACCTCAGCGCCGAGCTGCATCAGATCGGCGGGATCCATCATCGCGTTCTTGTGGATCACGGGCGAGGTGATGCGCGGGGCCAGCTCATGGAGGGCATTCACGTCGAGCTGTGAAAGCGCGCCGAGGGTGAGGCCGCGCAGCTCCGAAGAGCCGGGCTTTCGCACGGTCACCTCGGTCCCGGCGGTGATCAGCACCTGCTCCCCGAGCTTCACGTCGAAGTCGAGGGTAAAGCGGCGAAGCTTGGGCGCGTTGTCCGCAACGGGCGGGGTCTGTTCGTTCATGTTGGTCGACTCCGATTAGAACTGGCCGATGGCGGCGCGATGCTCCGCCATGCGATCGACCCCGCCGACGATCTCGACACCCGCGAGGATGTCGATTTCGACCTCGGTGCGGCCGTTCCAGATTTCCTTGTAGTAAGCGGCGGCGGTCTTGACCTTGAACTCGCCCATCTCGCCGACCTGCTGGTCGCCGCGATCGATTTCCTCATGCCGCCCGCGCACCACGATCTCTACGCTCGTGATCTCGCCGCTGTCGTCATTCTGGAACGAACCGACCCAGCGGATCTGGACGCCGGTGAGCGAGGGAAGACCGTACTGGCGGATGACCTCCCGGATCGGGCCGCCATAGCTGTGCTCGATGTCGAGATCGTCGCCGCCGCCCAGGTCGATCTTGACGGGACGGTTCATGCCGCCGCCGCGCCAGCCCTCGAACTTGCGATCGAGGTTGGGCAGTTTCATGGTCTTGGTCTCGCCGACATAGCCGATGCCGTCGATGATGGTGGTCATGGTCTTGAGGACGCGGGGCAGGCCCATGGCGGTTCTCCAGTAAAGGGCAGGAAGCTAAGGGTTCGGCCTCAGGCGGCGAGCGAGACCAGCTCGGCGAAGTTGCCGAGATACTCGTCGGTGATTTCCTGTCGGAGCAGGAGGTTTTCGAGCGGCGGGACCGGCGTGTACTTGAACCGGATCAGCAGCTTGCCAGCCTTGAGGTTGTCGATAGGGTTGGCGTCGGCGTCGAACCACGCCTCCGCGCCAAGGATCCGTTGCGCGGCACCGGGGCGGGCGAGCTTGCGAAACAGCTCATTGATCTGCTCGATGATGTCGCGCGCGAGACCGGGGGTCAGCGGCTTATCGATCGCCCAGATCATGCCCAGGGCGCACGTGTCGCCGAGGATCTGCGCGGTGCGGGTCGCGCTTTCGAACACGAAGTCCTTGCCGGTGTCGCTGGCAGGATCCGCGCAGGTGCGGTTGCCCCAGAAGCGGAGCGACCCGTTGATGGAGACGATGGTGGTGATCCCGGCCTCGTTGAGCTGGTTCGCCTCGGTATCGACCGACTGGAAGTCGAAACCGACATCCTCGGTCATCCCGACGACGCCTTCGACGGGGACGTTGGAGAGCGTCTTGTGCCAGCCCTGCTCCTGGTCGATGCGGGCGCGCATGCCCATCGCGTGCGCGACCGAGGGGCTGGCGACGATGTCGGTGCCCGATTCGACCAGGAAGTCCGGGTACAGCAGCATCAGCTCGCGCTGGTCGAAATTCTCGCGGTACGCGATGCGCGCAGCGGTGTCCGCGCCGTGGCAGCGGGCATAGGCGAAGGCGCGCAGTTCCTTGGCAACCGCCGCCAGCTCGTCCGCGACATCCTCGGTATCGAGGCTCGGTGCGCCGAGGATGCGCGGCTTGAGGCCAAGCTGAGCTTCGGCACCGCGCAGCATCTGGATCCCCGCGATGACATTGGCGTCGGTCGCCGCGTCATCGACGCCGGGGGCTACGCGGATCACGACGATCGGCGTTCGGACGTGCGTCGCAATGGCCTGCAGCGCGGCTTTCAGAGTGCCGGTTGCCCCCGCCTTGCCGATCGCATCGACGATCGCGGACGGTGCGATCTTCACGCGGGTGTCGAGCGGGAAAGTTGCGGCGTCGGCGGCGGGGCCGGTTGCGACAAGACCGATGACGCCAGTGGCGACGATAGCCAGCGAGCGCGCGGCGCTGGCGACCTCGGTGACGCTGATTCCGTGCTGAAACGTCATGGGTACCTCTCAGTTTGCAAGGGCGCTTTGGGCGCGGACGGGAAGGGTAAAGGCGACAGGTGCGCGACGGCCGCTCGCGTCGAGGGCGTCGCCGGCGATATCGAGGACGAAGGCACCCGGCTCATCGCCAGCAGACAGCCCGACGCGGGTCAGGCGCAGGCGGCGCTCCCACCGTGACAGGGCGAGGGCAGTCGCGGCGAACACCCGCGTGCGGGTGAGCTGGTTCATCGGCTGATCGATCAGCTCGGGTACGAACGAACCATATTCCCGCAGGCAAATGCGGGTGCCGATCGGCGTGCCGATGATGTCGCCGCACGACTGGCGCAGATGATCGAGACCCGCGATAGGCTTGCCGGTGTGGCGATCCATGCCGGTCATACCGGTGCGCCCGTCTGCGCCGCGCCCGCCTGAACGCCGGGATGCTTATGGCCCTTGAGGCTGACTGCCCCGGCCTTGACGTCAGCGTCGCTTGCGATCTCGCCATCGGCATGGATCTTCGCGTCAAACTGGGCGTCGCCAGTCACCTTGAGCTTGCCGTCGATTTCGACGTCGCAGATCAGCTTGGCGGTGCCGCCATCGGGGAGCATCGCCTCCAGATGCTGGGCTTCAGGATCGTAGGAGATGCGCGCGCCGTCCGCGAAGACCATGATGACGGCGCGGCTGTTGCCGGGCGCGGGATTGGCGTCGCTGGGCAGGCCGCGCATTACCAGACCGGCGCGGGTGTCACCTTCCGGCGCGAGCACGAGCACCTGTTCACCCTCGCTGGGGGGCATCCAGATATGGGTTTCGCCCGCCGACCCGGCGAGCCAGGGCAGATCGCCGGTTTCGATGTCGCCGATCTGCACGCGACACGTCCCCGCGCCATGATCGACCGATTTGACGGTGCCGAGGCGGAGCAGGTCGCCGATCAGGCGCTGAGGGTCTGCGGGGTCGCTCATGCCGCCGTTATGGCTGCGACCCCGAAAGCCTGCGCGGGCGCGGTCTTGTAGAAAGGGTTACTACAAGGCGAGAGGGTGGCGTATCTTGTCCGAGGCCTCGGCTATGCGGTGGTCTGCTCTGGATCGTCCGAAACCGCAGCCTTTGCGCGTGCGAGTTCAGCTCGCAACGCCTCAAGTTCGGCCTCGCGCTCCTCGACGGTGGCGTGAGCGGTCGCGGCGGCTGCATCAGCGGCGTCGGCGCGGGCATTTGCCGCTGCGAGCGCCACTGCCAAATCGGCTTCTGCCCCGGACAGGATGGCAAGCAGATCGTCGCGCGTTGCGGGACGGGTGCGACCGGTGATGAATCCACCGTTCCCGTCCGACCGTTCCGGGCGCACTTCGAAGCCAATATTCCGACCTTCGTCGTTCTGGATGGCTACGACGAGGCGGGGGATTTCGGGAAGGGACATGCTGTTCTCCTTGGATTACCACGCGGCCATGATGCGCCAGTCAGCGCCATCGCTGACCAGCACACCGTCCGCCGTCCCGCCGCCAGCCGCGACCGTGCCAGCGGTCGTGCTTTCGAGGTCGGTCGCATAGTGAAGCGCGCCGATCCCGGCGGCGGACGCCGATCCAGCGCCAGCTACGGTCGTGTTCGGCAGTCGCGGGGATTTGAGGAAGGTGGTCTGCAGGGTGGTGAAGTTGATGCGCAGCGCATCTGCGATGTCACTGCCCTGCTCGCTCTGGCCGATGGTGAAGTCGCCATTGGCCTTGAGGCGCATTCCCCAGCGATGGAAATTCGCTTCGTTGAAGAAGTCGAGGTAGGTCGCGCCGTTTCCATGGATGCGCATGCCGCTGGTGCCGGTCGCATGCGTGTTTCGGACCCTAACCCCTTCGAGCCGCGTCGAGCAGCTCATGTCGTTTAGGTCTAGGGCCGTCACCGAACCGGTAACTGCGTTGGTGCCCAAGTAGAGCAGCCGAGCGCCATTGCTGAAACCGGCGGTGCCGACCATCGTGAGCAAGGACTGGATGCCAAGCGGGTTCGGCCCCGGCAAATCGCAGGTCATGTAGATCGGCTGACCGACCTGCAAATGGTCACCGTCGTTGATGTAGGGATGGTTCAGCTGAGCATTCCCCGCCGCGTTTCGCTGCGTGGTGATCGCCTGGTTGTTACCGAGGAAGTTCAGCCGGACCTTGTTCGTCAGCGAGACGCCGCGCGCTGATGTCTCCGTGCCGAACCAGTCGAAGCTGATATGCACGTTGCGGTAGCCGTCAGCGAACGCATAGGCAGCGGCCTGGAAGCTGGCGTCTGAGTCATAGCCCCAGTCCGCTGCATTGTCGGGCTGCCACAGCGAGATCGAGCGGTATTCGCTCCCGCCGATCCCCTTGGTGTGCATCGCGTGATGCTGCTCGGAACCGGTGATGTACACCTTGATCGGGTTGCGGCTTGCCTTCGCGAACTTGGACTCGATGCGAAAGTTCGGCGCGCCTTCGCTGAGGTCTTCCGGCGTGAAGGTGTTGGTGATGTTCCAGCCGCCGCCCCAGACACGGTTGGTCAGCTTGGGCGAACCCGGAATGATACCATCGGCCGCGTAGGGGCTGTAGGTAAACACCTCGCGGTACTTGATCGATACCGGGTTGCCGCCGGGCCGTTCCGGCGAAGTGAACTCACGCGAAACTTGTGACCAGCCGGCATCTGCTGCAGGGGGTGGGGCCGCGAGTGTCGTAAAGGTCGCGGCCGCTGCCTCACCAGGTTCGGGGAGCGGCACCAATTCGAGGCCGGTGCCGTCGGCGCTGACCACCACCACCTTGCCGCCTTGCCCGACAAGCGTATCGGGCGCGTCGAGCAGGTTAGTAAAGCGGAAGGGACCGCCGCCGGGACCGCCCTGGGGGATGGTGTCGAGCCGCGCGATCTGGGCCACGCCATTCTTGATGATGAGAGCATATTCCAGCCCATCCGGTGCGAGCACGAAGGGCAGTTCGGAGATCTTCGCCATCAGGAGTGTTCCGGCCAAAGGGGATGCGTGGAGGGATCGAATGCGCTGAGGTTCGCGGCGGGCATTCGCGCGATCTGATCCTCGATCGCGTTGGAGGCGGCGCGGATCGCATCGATGCGGTAGCGGCGGTCGAGCGCGCCTTCGAGGTTCGTGCCGGTCCCGGCGAACGCTTCGATCGCAATCGCGGCGGCGTCGTTGGCCTGTCGCTCAAGGCTCGCGACCGCCAGAATGCGGCGGCGGGCTTCGGCCTTCACCGACGCGACGGCGCGTGCGCGGAGCTGGTCGGCACCGACGCGCGGTTCGCGTATCGTCGGGCGACCCTTGCGATCGGCCACGATGACCTTGCCTTCGGCGCGCGCCGCGATCAGCTCGCCGTGGCGTTCGCGCGAAATCCGCACCGCGTCAGCGGGGATGTCGCGGTTGATGGCGGGATCGTAGAAGCCGCCGGACGATGGACTGAAGAACATCGTGCGCCCTCCTCAATAGCCGAGCATGAAGACATCGAAGCCGTCGATGCGGATGTCGTTCGGATCGTCGCGCTGCAGCTGAACCCATGTGCCCGCCGTCGTCGGCGCGGCGAGCTGGGGCCACAGGTCGCGGAAGTTGTTCGGAGCCATCAGCCAGGCGGTTGCACCGCCGAACAGGATCGCGTTCGGGAAGACGATCGGCCAGTTCACCCAGACTGCGCCCTCCGCGAGGATAGGCGAGCGATAGGTGACCCATTGGAGAATCGGGAGCCGCCCTTCTTCATCGGGGAAGGGCAAGGTCAGATAGCCGTTCGGGGTCAGGCTTTTGGGCAGGTTGGCGAGGGTGACGGGCGACACCGCACGGTTCGCCGCACGCGCCGCCAATTCCTCGACGGTGGCGGTGATCACCGACAGCACCGGGTTGGTTGATAGCGCCCCGCCCCCGGTGACCAGCCCGCCGCCGGTAACCGTCGCGCCGCCATTTGCCTTGCTACCCAGCGCGGCGGCCATGGCGAGGGGCGTGACCGCCTTGCCGTCTTCCACGCCCGCAGCAACTTCGTCCTGCGAGGCCTTGAGCACCGTCAGCGTTCGGTTCGCGGTGAGGTTGCCGCCCCCGGTTACCAGCCCGCCGCCCTGGACGGTGCGCGCGGTTGGCACCGCGCCAACATCGGCGGCGTTGAGCACCACCGCGCCGACCTTGGTGTTGACGCTCGATACCGGGGCGGGGGTGGAGATTTCGACCCAGTTGGCCAGCGTCGCGGCGGGAAGCGACTGCAGCACATAGACCAAGCCGTTATCCTCGCGCACCGCGAAGTTGCCGGGAGCAGCGCCAGCGAGCGCCAGCATCGCCGCTTCGTTCGCGACGACGAAGACCTGAAAGGTGTCGGTGGGCGGGCGTTGCGCTTCGACCAGCTTTCCATCCGGCCCGAGCGTCGCGACGCCATCGACTGCGCCGAGCAGGGGGGTGGCGACGAAGTTTTCCAGCACGGTCGCGAGCGCCGCCGGGGTGATGATCTTGTCCGCCACCGCGCCGGCCAAGGCTTCGGCGATCGACGCGAGATAGGCGACGCCCTTTTCGGTTTCGGTCGCGGGGGGATTGAGGAAGTTGGTGTCGCCGAACGCGATCAGGGCAGCCTCCCCGGCGGCGAATTTCAGATCGATCGCGGTGAGGAAGTGCGAGGCTGAATATTTGCCGAGGAAGGGATCGGCCTGACCATAGACCGCGAACAGGGTGCCGTCGGACAGATAGAGCGCGAACCCGCGCGCGGTGTAGGTGTCGTCGCTGGAATCGCGCACCATCAGGTGGAGCGTGTCGGCATCGACCGCCTGTCCCGTGATCGTGTCGATCCGCTTGAATTCGCCGGGCAGGGCGGTGAGCGTGGGCGCAGCAACGAAGACGCCGGCGGTCAGACCGACTTCGGCGATGACGACGGCGGCGGTTCCCCCGCCGCCCGCGTCGATCAGGGCGGCGCGGCCCGCATCGGTGATGACCAGATCAAGCGGCGTCGTCATGCGGCACTCCCGTCGATGAAGCCGCCGAAATCATCCTGAAGCGGCTCGCCATTTTCGTCCTGGATCAGATCGGCCCAAGGCGTGCCCGGCGCGTCGGTGGCAGCGAGGTCGAGGCGGCGATAGTTGGCGGCGTTGGCAGCGGCGACGGGCACGGCGATGCTCGCCAGCTCAAGTTGCTGGACCAGCGCGAAGTGGGCGCGCACCGGCTTTGCGCGGGTGACATCGATGATGATCTGGCGCGCAAAGGCAGCCGACACCCGATCGCCGCCGGCAACGCCATCGGCACCGATCAGGGGCAAGCGGATTTCGAAGGTGTAGGGGTCGAGCTGGGGCGATGCTTCGAACCACTCGACAAGCTGCAGCAGATCGTCGAGCGCCTGAAGCGCCTGTTCGACGGCGAGGCGAGTTCCCTTGATCCGCTGGGCAGCGATGGCCCCGGCGACGGCTTCGCGTTTCTGTTCGTCCGACCAGTCGGCGTTCCACCGGTCGATCGAGAGCGACCAGGCCAGCCAGGGCAGGAAGGACATCGGGCAGGTCGCGGGGTTCCACAGCGTCGTGACATCCACGGGGATGTCGGCGATCCGCGCGCTGGCGGCGACGAAGGCGCGCTCAAGCGGGGTGCTGGCGGGGGGCAACAGGTCAGTCATTGGCGACCGTCACGATGGTTCCGGTGCAGTTCGCGATCTGACTGCTATCGGGCAGGATATCGGTGGCGGGTTGGGCGAGGATGACGTTCATCACGCCTTCGACATGGAGCACGGCGATGATGCCCGAGCGGGTGACCGCGCGCCCGATCTGGCGCGCATCGGCGAGATAGGCGGCGAGCCGGGCTTCGGCGGCCGCGCGTACCACAACCGAATCTGGGCCGGGGAAGATGACCAGCGCGGCCTGAACATTGAACGCGACCAGCTCGACCGACGCGACGGTGACCTGATCGGTGAGCGGGCGGGTGGTGGCCACCGCCGCTTCGACCGCCGCGATCTGGCTGGGGCTGGCGACGCCGCTCCCATAGCGGGACATGACGGTGACCAGCACCTCCCCCGGCGCCGGGCTGCTCGCGAGCGCATCGGCGATCGTCGGGTCAGCGCCGAGCGCGTGGAAGCGGTAGGCGGTGGCAGGACCGGCGACGCTGAAGCTTTCGGGCGCGAGCTGAATGCGGCGACGCAAATCGGCGTCACTTTCATAGACCGCC